AGAAGTACCACCCAAAGAAGTGGCTTGGCCTGATTTGATTACCTGATACTTACCGAAGTCACGAGTAGCATCGCCAGCAGTGTAAGCAGAAGTAGTGTCAAGACCGTTCAAGATTCCTACGGGCTTGTTTGATCCGTTACCGCTTAAGAATGCGCTGTTCTCTTGCTCAGAGAATTCACGAGCAACTTCACCAGCCAACCATGCTTCAACATTGAAGAAGCTGTCTTCTAATACGTGCTGGTATGCTTTAGGAGAAGCATAAACTTCACCAAAGACCGCGCTTACCTTAGCAAGTTCTGGAGATCCAGTGTTAGGACGTGCATCACTCTCACCAACCCAACCAGATGCCGATCCACCTAGAGATACTAGCTGGCTATAATCAGTTGTTTCAGTTGATATCCCACCAACTAATCCACGGATAGGGCTACGCTCGTGCTGTAGCGAAATAATGTTGCGGCTAACTTCAATAGGTAGAGCGAATCCACCTTGAGCGTCTACAGAGATTTGCGTGTCGGCGGCTTTAGCTCGAAGGCCTTCGATTCCTTTACGAGCGAATACGCCCATTAATTCTTTTTGTTCCATTTCTTTGGATTCCTTAATAGATTTAGTAGCGAGAGTAGGACGTGCAGACTTGGCTTCAAGTACTTCCAGTTTCTCAGTAAGTGTTTTAATTTGTGCTTCAGATTCAGACTTAACTGATTCAAGGTCGGCGGTAGATGCTTTAGTTTCTATTTGAGCTTCAGTCTCTAGGGACTTAGCTTCTAGTGCATCTGCGACGTGCTTGAGAGTTACATCATCTTCAACAACTTCTTCAACTTCAGGAGTGGCTTCTTCAGCTACTTCTTCCGACTTAACTTCAACTTCAGCTTCAACTTCGGGAGTCTCAACTACAGCTTCAACTACTTCTTCAGACTTAACTTCTTCAACAACTACTTCGTCGATTTTAGTTTCTTCAGACATTTTATTTTCCTAATATTTTTAGCATACGGCGTATTTCAGATTGTTCAGCCGCCTTAGCTTGTTTTTTAGAGTCATGGTCTGCTGAAGCATCTCGCTCAGTTTCCAATCCGCTTATGCCCTTCGCTAACAGGACTTTTGCCTCACGTCTCGATAGCCCTGCATCTCGCAGTGCTTTCTCTAGTGATCTAACGTCGTTACTGGCTTTTACGGCAGTAATAACAGACTCTTGGTTAGCCGGTATCGCTACCAGACTGATTTCGTGCAGATCTACTTCGTGTAGTAAGTTAGCACCTGATTTTCGGTCGTACTCCTCCCGAACCACTCGGTAGCCAATAGACATAGAATCCAAAGCACCATCTTTAAGAAGTGCGTAGGCTTCGTCAGCGTCTCGGACACCCTGTGTTAATCTACCTTCGACATATAGCCCTTTCTCGTCTTCCATCATTACTTCCCAAACGCCGATAGGACGTGTGGTGTCATGATGTGCCAGCATCTTAGGCTTAGTACCGACCTCTAGGTGTTTAGCTATAGACTTAAGGAAGGCACCACGCATCGTGATATCACCTGCGCGATCTAGGTGGTCGAAGGTGTTTGCATAGCCAGCGAACTTCCGCTGATCGTCTGCATCGACTGAGAATGACTTCGCATCGAACGCTACGTCTAGTCTTTTTATGTTGTCAGTACTACAAGGTTCGCAGACCTTACCGTCTGTGCAACACATTCCGCTAGGCTTCTTCGCCATCATCAGACTCCTGTGTAGGTTGTTCTTGGTTGCCGAAAGTTAGGTTATTAGATTGAGACACAAATTCATCACCACCTTCGCGTGGGTTATATCCTAGCTCCATTCGAGCTTCGTTAGGACTCATAACGCCAGCAGTTATAAGGGTGTTATATGTGTCTACTCTGGTAGCCATATCGGTACGTAATAAGTTAGAAGTATCGAACTTAAAGCACTGCGTAGTGACATTAAGTAGGGCCTTGTTTAGACGGGATTCGATCAGCATAAGGTACGGTAGGATCGTAGCTTTATAAAATGCTAGATCTTGATGTTCAATGTTAGAGAATGTAGCCCTATCCAGATCGCCAATCATGTGCGGCGGTACTCTGAACATCGCGCAGATCTCTGAGCGTGTGTACTTCCGCATATCGAGAAGCTGTACGTCTTGAGGGGATAGTGATACCGCAGAGAACTTGAGACCCTGCTCAAGAATAGCAACCTTATGTGAGTTAGCTATACCACCATGTGAGGCATTCCAAGACCGTTTAATGTTCTCAAACGAGTCATCATCAAGAATACCATCGGTGTGCAAGACACCTCGCGGCGTTGCATCGTTAGTGAAGACATTAGCGGCATAGTCTCTAGCATCAATTCCGGCACCAATAGCGTTGGCGTTGTACTTAATAGGCGATACACCTGTTACACCGTCCATAGACATTCCACGTATGTGGAGTATCTGATCTGGTTTCATCACATCCTGATCACCATTGTCGAAGGTCACTACGTAGACCACGTTATACTGTGAGTCTTGCTGTACTGAAACGTTCTCAGTCTTAAGCGGTAGAATCTCAACAACCTTGCCAGAGCTCGTTCTATTAATGTAGCCGTAGAAGTTTCCTGACAGGCACAGATTAACCATGATATAGCTGAAAAACTCAGGACCAGTCTGATACTCATTAGGGCTGTTTAGTATTAGGTTGTGCATAGGGGCTGAGTTGTGCAGTTCCTTACCTGCGGGTGTATCTCGGTAGAGGTGACAAGGTAATGTCGCCATAGTGTCCGAGAGAACCTTTACACAGGCATAGACTGAATTAAGACGCATAGCTTGCTCGTTAGTAACAGACTTAGTACCACCTGATACACTTCCGAAGAAGTCAGATAGCGCAGAGCTATTAAACGGTAGACTTATGGGTGCCGCTTTCTCTTGGGACTTACCCCAGTTGAATAGGGCCATACTGGCCTCCTAGTTGTGTGAGTTTTATAAGGTGCGTATTCCGCGATTAGAGTAAACAGCTATCTCTAGACCACCGTTGACCTTGAGTCGGCCCAGGGCCATGACCAAAGAGATAACACCGTCTATCTTGTTTTTATCACCTTGCTTTTTTATTTTGATATTATCGTTAGGATCAATATACAGAACGCAATTGCTCAACATCCAAGACAAAACGGGATCACCGCCGTGTATGATATTCTTAGCTTTAACTGCTTTTTCTAGTTCTTTAGATGGATCAGACATCGACATAATCGACTGTGAGAACTTGACCATTGGAGCGCCCTTTTCTATCAAGGACGCCGATAACTGTGTGGCACCATAGGCATCGTATGCAATCTCTCTGACGTTGTAAGTACCCATAGCTTTCTGGATATCTTCTTGGATATAAGTCAGGTCAGTGATGTTACCTTCGGTTGTGGTTATGTATCCTGCGTTTGTCCACTCGCGGTATTTCTGCCCGATAAAGCCAGAGGCGTTTGCGACGGTATCTTCCGGTAAATAGTGTTTGAGATATGGGTATATCTTACCGTCCTCTACAAATAGTAAAGTCATAGACGCAAAATCCGACACGGACGCCAGGTCCAAACCTATGTAGCAAGGCTTACCCTTAAAATACTCAATTGGTGGTCTTACTCCGGCAGTAGCGTCCCAGTCGTGAGACGATATCCATGCCGCAGAGCTCGACATCCATTGATTGAGTCGCTTGGTCCGAAAGTTGGTCTCGGCACTAGGTGACTCCATGGCTTGTTGAGCCAGGCGCTGAAGATCATCAGGGTAGACACTCACCCCATAATTCGGGTTCGCCTTCTTCCATACTTCGGGATCGCGCCAGTCATCGTCCTCGTCAATAGTCCAGATTGCCGCGAAGAAAGTTTCGTCATTTACGTCTATATAGGGGTCAATAACTTTCATACCGTACTCCCTAACTTGGTAGCAAATACCCTCTCGATTGGTTCCGGCAGTGCTGACACATACGAGTAATGGAGCGGCCCTCGCGCCACTTGCTATGGCTAGTACATCATAGATTTCTGACGATTTATGTACGTGTAATTCATCGATTACTGAAAAGCTAGGATTACGACCCTCTAACGAATTTGCATCCGAAGATAGTGGCTCGAATTTAGACCCAGAGGCTTCGTGGAAAATAGCCGACCTGTGTACCTTCAGATGCTGAAGTAACTGGGGAGACTTTTTTATCATAGCCTGGGCGTCCCCATGAATTATTCGTGCCTGGTCTCGGCTCGTCGCGGCGGAATAGCACTCAGCCGCGCTCTCCCCGTCTGCTATCAAAGAATAGAGAGCTAACCCAGACGAGAACGTAGACTTACCACTCTTACGGGGAACTTCAATATAAGCAGTACGGTATCGACGATATCCATCAGATGATCGCATCCAACCGTAGAGTTGGGAGACAATAAATATCTGCCAGTCTGCAAGGTGTAGCGGCGTGTTGGCTAAGGGGCCTTTAAGATGATTTAAAAAGCCAAAAAACTTAATAACTCTATTAGCGGCGTTGGCATCATAATAGAACTTGGTGTCCTTACCGGTGTGTATTTTGCGATCCTCTATCGCACGGGTACAAGCATATAGCAGAGGTTTAGCGGCGGGTTGTTCGCCAGACACTACTCGCTCTGCATATAGCCAACCCGCAGTGTCTGACTGCGACATAACGTCTCCTACGGGCTTACTTAGCCGCCTTAGTTTTAGCTGGCTTCTTTTTAGGTGAAGGTTGAACTTCTGGCTTGGGTGCTACTGGCTTAGGGGCAACGTAGCGTCGTGCAGTTTCACACCAGACATATGTAATTTGTTCTCTCATGATTTAATCCTTATTATTAAGTTACTATTTACTCTATCCAGAAAGGAACGAGTCAAAACTATCGACCTCAATCGGCTTACTCGCATCGACTTTGGTGCGGGCCGCGGCAGTCATACCGTACTCACCCATCATTCTTACAATGTTAGTGAAGGCCGTATTCATTTGAGCCAAAGCCGCATGGGGCTTCTGGGTTTCTTGACCGTTTGATCCTTCACCAAAGATGATCGGACCATCTGCGGCTACTAAAGCTCTCAGTCGTAGATACATTGATAACTGATCGGCTAACAACGCGAACCCGATTGAATCAACTGCTGTACCGACGCCCATGGAATAACAGTGCGACGCTACCTGGTTATATAACTCGGAAGCTATTGGGTCGTGCTCTGTCCATTCTGGTTTAACGGGCATTCCTGCGGGTAGTTCGACAGAATTGCCGGCCCTATCCTTTCGGAACGTCCCTTCGAGTCTTTTCAGTGCTTCCGGTTTTCGTTTTCTTCCGGCCATGATTACCTCCTCAGATCTTAATGGACTTGATGGAATCGGTTAGGGTCGTGCAGAGGCCATCAAGGCCAAGACACAAAAATAAGGGCGGTTTTGGCCGAGGAGACATGTCCGGCACCCAGTGAGGAGGTCTGGGCTGTGCTAGGTCCGCAAACTAGCGATTATTAATATCCTATAGACTAAGAGCATTGGCTCTGGAGCGTCGGGGCTCAAAGGGTCGCAGGAGGTCTCAGGAGCCTGTTTGCCTTGTTTTATGTGTATCTATGGATATTCCTCGATTAGGCGGTAAGTTCGCCTAGGATCTCGTTTTATTGGGTATTTATCGCTTTTTCTCGCTACCAGAAACCCATGCCCAATTTGGCATTACACAAGATCGACTGGGGGCGCGCTCTAGCGTCCATAAAAACCAGGTATTGAAGGGCCCCCTAGGGGCCTTTCTAAGCCCTTTTAAGGGTCTATCCCTGGTGCTTGGTTAGGGTAACGCTAAAGCCCGTTAGAAGCGCATACAGGGCCATATAGCGTGTATTCTTTGATTTTGCATGGTTGGCGGGGTTGATTTGGGGCCATATTGGGCAATATAGGCACCTTTTAGGCCGTTTGCCTGGTCATATGGGGCCAAATGGGCACCTGGTCACCTGGTATCTGGTCACCTGGTCACCTGGTCCGCCTTATACCAGGGTCGCTAATAGACCCTAAATGTGTAACTATTTAATACGTATTAATATGTACAGTAACTTGCAATACAGTAACCGCTATTGTTATAATGCACTACGGCGGGGAAAACAGCGCCCAAGTGTAAACGATAACCATTATCATTAACTAAAAAGGCACAACACCATGAACAACGAATACTCTTTTACAGAAACGCAAATATATAATGTACATAAACTCTGCCTAGTAATGCTAGAGGCCGGCCTGACGACAGACCAGGCATTTTCAATGCTTAAATGCTCCCTCGATTCTAATTATGAGCTAGATAAAGTAGAGCTTGATTTGTACCGCGTGGCTATGGATTTTAGAAACGGTCTGAACCGGAACGCCGAGCAATTCGCGCTCGATCTACGCGCCGCCTGGTATAAGGGGTAATTTATGAATATTACAACAATAAACCCGGCTTACCTATCCAAAGCAAAACGTCTATACACCGCCGACCGCAAATATTGCGCCCTGGTAGATAATAATAGCGCCGCCATGGATCACTATGTGAGCAGTGATAGCTACACCGAGAACGGCGAGAATAGACTAGAGGAAAAACAAAACCGAGCGACCGAAAAACTGTGGCAACGGATCTGGGATATTGCGGAAGATATGCCCGCGCGCGAACTAAAACACCTGGACCGAATTTACAAGGCGTTCCATGGCTATGAGTCTTGTTTTTATAATCAATAAGTTCAGTAACTTTGCAATTAACTACATTAGGGAATAAAACAACATGCGATATTTAAACCAATCAACCAAAACAGTTAAACCGGCAAAACAACGCGGCTTTGTATTGTATGACGGCCCTAGTATTTTAGACGGGGAGCCCATTGTCGTTATTGCCACGCTAGAGACCAGCAACCGCAAAACCGGCAACCTTATCCAAACCTGGATTTTACGTAGTGACATATCACCCACGGACGCCGCAAAAATTGGCCTGGATGCTAGTATATGCGGCCAATGCCCTTCCAGGCATTTCAACGGCGGGGCCTGTTATGTAAACATAGGCCACGCACCGCTGGCGATCTATAAAGCATACAAGCGCGGGTTATATCCGGCCTTTGATCCTATCGCCCACGCCGACTATATAACAGGGCGCAAAGTTCGCCTTGGTGCCTATGGCGACCCCGCCGCCGCGCCTTTTGAAGTCATGGACTCAATCGCTAAAATGGGCATATCTTGGACGGGTTACACCCATCAAATAAAACACCGCGCTTTTGATTCGCGATTTATTGAGCTATGCCAGGTTTCCGCCGATTCGCCAAAACAGGCTCTCAAGTATCAGGCAATGGGTGCCAAAACTTTCCGCGTAGCAATGGAGGGCGACGCCCTGGCGGACGATGAAATCGAATGCTTGGCTGATTCAAAAAATATTCAATGCATCGATTGCATGCTTTGCGATGGTGCCAGCAAAAACATAGCCCTAACCGTCCACGGTTCGCGTAAATCCAAGTTTAAAACCTCAATGATCCAGGTGCTAGAGATCGCATAAAATCCAGCAACTCATTGACGCGCAACACCAACCAGGCCCGCTTTTGTGGGTCTTTTGGGTATCACTAACTGAAGGATATAAGACCATGAAAAACGCACTTTCTAGCACTACCCTGGACGCACTTTGTTTATTCGCCACCTATGGCCCTGTAAGCATTACCAGGTACGTCATAATCAAACTAGCTTGCAATGGTTACATGCGGGAAGCCTGGAACATGGCAGACCATCTGTCCGAGCCAGAGCAATCATTCGCAGATATTGATTTTATCCACCGATACCAGTTGAAGCAATTGACCGCTCATTGATAACACCGCCACCAACCAACCAGGCCCGCTTATGTGGGTCTTTTTGGTATCACTAACTAAAGGTAAAGAGCTATGACACATGAAATTATTGATTATCAAAATGGGGATTATTAACAATGAGTAATCTAAACTTTGAGTTTTTCGAGAATGACGGACCTATACACGCCTGGACGGGTTCCAAAAACAGGGTAATGGTATCTATTGAGCGTTGCAATTTGCTGTACTCTTTCAGGTCTATGGATGAAGCCATAAACCATTTATATTGTACCGGTTTTAAATCCACGGCTAGGGCCTTACACAAGCACCAGGGATAAACAACACCAACCAACCAACCAGGCCCGCTTATGTGGGTCTTTTTGGTATCTACTAGCCTGGGGCCTGGTCTATAAACACTAAAGGCCGGCCATATTAAAGGGATACCCAAAAAGGCACACAATGTCGATCTAAGCCCTTTTTGAGGCTTAAGACTACCAGGGGTAGGACCATGAATTTAAGGCCTTAGAATGGATTTTAAAAAATCTTGGATTTTTGCCTAAAAATGCCCCTTTTTGGTGCGTTGGCTAAATTTCAAAGTGAATTAAATTTCAAAGTGAATTAAATTTCAAAGTGAATTAAATTTCAAAGTGAATTAAATTTCAAAGTGAATTAAATTTCGCAAAGTGAATTAAATTTCAAAGTGAATTAAATTTCAAAGTGAATTAAATTTCGCAAAGTGAATTAAATTTCAAAGTGAATTAAATTTCAAAGTGAATTAAATTTCGCAAAGTGAATTAAATTTCGCAAAGTGAATTAAATTTCAAAGTGAATTAAACTTCAAAGTGAATTAAATTTCGCAAAGTGAATTAAACTTCAAAGTGAATTAAATTTCGCAAAGTGAATTAAACTTCAAAGTGAATTAAATTTCGCAAAGTGAATTAAATCTTATACAACCTTTTGTCTTCATTCGTTTTTAATGCGTGACACGGATTACATAGAGGCTGTAAATTAGCAACCTTGAGTCTAAGCTCAGGATGAATACGGACAGGCTTTATATGATCGACCATGTCCGCGGGTCTAACTAAACCTTTAGCTTTACACCTTATACATAGGGGTTGTCGCTTTCGGACTGCCTTACTCATGACCTGCCAGGATCTACTGCTATAGAACTTATTGAGGACTTTCCTCTCCTCGCTAGTATCTCTGTTTGTATAATCTCGTTTGTGGGGTTTGAGGTGAGCCTCACATCGAGACTCACCATGGACTAGTTCAGGACACCCATGCTCTGCACAGGGATTAGGTGCTGATCTAGCCATCTACATATACTTCCTCATTAAATCCCACTCCGCCGGAGTACAGTCATCTATAGAATTCCTGCGGAGTTCTAGCGGTTGTAAGATAGTGGTCATCTCAGCCACCTCCATACGAAGATCTTCAATAGAACCATTATTGTATATGACATAACACGGAGGCTTCGTTAGACCAGCTTCTGATTCATGATAAGCTACCGGCACAGCATCGTTACGCTCTATACATACCACTACGCCGCCATTATCTAGCACCCAGTCTTGCTCGTTGTTATATCGGAGATCGGTGATAAACATGTAATCGACACCCTGGGCCTTAGCGGTTTCTAGCCGCTGTTGGGCTATCTTGATCCATATGTCCTTGTCTATCATTTGGCGGGCGTATTGGTCGCCCATAAGTTGCATCATCTTCCGTGGACTAGTATCGAGTCCATGGGAATCAATGAGCGAGCCTTCTTTAAAGTTCCTATCGTCGAAGTCCTCAATACGACAGCCTAGAATAGCCGAGACAGCCTCTTTAATCGGCGAAGCGAACGACAGTGAGCGTAGTTTTACATCAGGATCACGCCGCCGCATTTTATTTGTCATCATCTCGGCAGTCAGGTCTTTACCTGAGTTTGCTACACCAGTTAGTGCGATTATAGTTGTCATGGGTAGCCTCCTCAGACTGTAATTAAATTTTGTTGAGTAAAAAAAGCCCGAAGGACGCTAATCTCTTCGGGCTGTGTTCGTGTCGCGAATAACTCTAGAAGGTAATTCGCTATGAGGTCTGAGTAAGTCGCAGGGGGTGGCTAAAACCACACAGCACCCTCACTAAGATACTTGCCTGTCGATGTCCCCTCAATCGGGTTCTCTCTCTAAAGGGGGGCTTTACGTGAAGCACCCTGCAAGCCATGTCTGGCCTGGGGTGTGGGGCGGTGTTGTTTTAGGTTATTTAGGTAAATCGAGCCATTCTTCCTTGTGGGGATTGAATAAACGTACCCTTTTTAGGTCTGAATCGTAGTCACCGGCACGTAGTATCCTGGCCATCTGTAACTGCTCTAGCCAGTTTGTCTGACCCTTAGCGCGGTAGGCATCGATAAGTGCCACCAGGGCACAGTCGAAGTCGAAGGTGTGAGTAGCCTTTCCATATTCATCGACGCCTATGTACATATAGGGTGCCAATATCTTCTCTGCACCTTTCGGACCACATCCTACGAGTCCTTTATAGCCATCCGTCATGTCACCCATAAGACTTTGATACAACCAATACCAGTTAGCGTAATCCAGTGAGGTATACGCAGGGAATGCCATAGTATGAGGTCGTAAATATTCAACATCAGGCAACGTAAACATGTCCTTATCGATAGATACTACGACGCTGTTAGGTATTTTACCGGCCAACATATGAAATAAATCATCACCCTCAAGATAGTCAATAGAGATGTGGTCATAACGTTTCTCTAGCTCTACCCGTAGGTCTCCATAGCAGATCGGCTTTGGTGTAGCCTTGCGGTGCATCTTGTACATCGGCATAACTAACTTACGCCAGTTCGTACTGTTCCTGGGTGAGTAAACAAGCAGGACTTTGGTACACCCCGCTTGCTTCATTTCCTTTTGGATTTGCTCCTCAGCATCCACAATAGCGGATTGTATATCTGACCATACCTCGGTGCCGTAGTCCCTCTGGGCACTAGACGAGGCGACATACGTAACCACATCAGCATCGAGTAGTGCCGTTCTCTCAATAGACATAATGTCCCCTTATTAGTGAGTTTGAGCCCAGGAGTCGCCAACCATGTATTCACCGTCCAAAGGACAGCGTAGGTTGAGTACTTCACCGGCTTGTTTGATGGCGTCACAGAATGCTTGGCCCAGTTTGTCGGCAATCAGAGGCTCTGCGGTCATTTGTAGTTCGTCGTGGACATTAGCGCAGTAGTTCCAACCTACTGGCATGTGATTAGTATCGACTAGACCGAGCCTAGGTAAGATATCGAAGTGAAACTCGACAAGGGCCTGTTTCATAACTACTGCTCCGGCACCTTGAAGCAAGGTGTTCAGAGCCGAATGCTGACCATTTGTAGCGATCTTCCGACCATCTAGACCTTTGAGCCATTTCTGCCGTTTGTCTCGATCCTGGCTAACCGTTATTAAGTTATCTAGCCCGATAATGCCCTTCATCAATTTGTCACGAATTTTCTTACCGTTTTGATGATTGATAGCCATCGGTTTATGACCGGCTTCCTTAGCATCCATTGCAGATACCTCGGCTAGTTTCTGATTGCCGCAACCGTATAGAAATCCGTAGATTAGGGTTTTTGAATTATTACGAGAATATAGTCCGGCGATAGCCTGGGTGCGGCTGTGTACGTCGGTCTTATCCTCGTTCCTGCCCTTAACTACGGACTCACCGTAAGCACCACCGTCCCAGATCGCCAGGAAGGAGGCCAACATTCTCAGTTCTAAACCGGACGCATCAGCACCAACGAGTTTATGGCCATGATCAGGAACCCATACCTCTCGCATACGCATATCTTTCTTATCAACGTTGGCAAGGTTTGGGTAAAAATGGGACATGCGATGAGTTCTACAGCCAATTGACTTCACACGACCATGTACCCGACCATCCTGCTCAAGGCGTAACCATCCATTCTTACCATCAGATAATTGTGATAGCTGTTTAGTAACTCGGAAGTAGCGGTTTAGGTGCTGAGATTCAGGTACCTTCAAACTAGCCAGGACCGTCTCATCTATCTGAACCATGCCGGATGGTGTGAACTTACTAGGCTTCCACTGCGGATACTTCGATGTTAATCGGTGGACAATCTGGGGTCGCGAGCCGACCTTAAACTCCTGAATAGTGACCTTGGTATATGGTGCGCCTTTCGTTGTACCGGTGGTCTTGTTACCGACCTTGGGAAGAGTCATCTCGACGTTGGCCCATCGACTCTCGATATATGCCCAATTACCCTTGCTTGGTACTACTACCGGTGGGAAGGTAGTCTGCATCTCCCGCTCAAGTAGAATGGCCTCCTCTCGTAACTCACTTTCCAGATCCCTGGCTTTCTTCAGGTCTAGTCTGAACCCGTGGGAGCTCTGGAGTGAGAGGCACCAGTTTGTCTTGAACTCTAGCTCCAAAGCTCGCCGCCAGTCGATCTTGTCCTCAACCAGATCTTTCTTTAGTGCGCGCTGGAGTTCGTTGTATATGCGTAGATTAATTTCCACATCGCGTTCCATATACTTGAACATCTCAACAAAGGTCTCCGCCCTAGTCTGTCCTTCTACAGGCTCCATCATAAAATTCTTAAAGTCGCCCTTCGGGTAGCCATACTCAGCACCGTAAGACTTAATTGCGTGACTTCTGCGCTCAGGATCTAGTAGCTGACAGACAATCATCGAATCCCAACATTTCTCAAAAGTGATTACGCCAGGATGTAGTTTGTTCAGTGCCCAGTAGTCAAAGCCTATTAGGTTATGCGCGACTACTCTGTCAGCCGCTTTCAGCCTGGAGAGGCCCTCAGCTAACGATGGGTAGTTATCATCGAAGTCGGTGTAGGTTTGGACGATTCCGTCCTTCGGATCTGCGATGCCGCATGACCATATCGTAGTCATACCCTCGACGAACCCGTCTGTTTCTAAATCGAATACTTCAACTTTCATAAGGCCCTCCTTTGGGCGGTGTCTGTTTGGTTAAGGGGTTGAGAGGCCCGAAGGCCCCTCTGTTCTCTTAGATATCGACGATC